AAGTAAAAGCATAATATCCTCTTTTATTTTTGTGACCACTAATATATTTTTTAAGTTTAATTGAATAAACTTTTCCATCTGGATATATTTTATAATGAGGATACTCCTCAATTATTTTATAATCCGTCTCCATCATCATCGTTTATTAATCGATATGATTTATTTATAGAATTAGTCACATCATCTTCGTAGTCATCGTCTTCAAACACCTCATCATAATCGTTGAGGGCTGCTGTAATTTTATCATACTCTAGGTAACTTTGAGTGTCAGAATAAATTTCAGACTTCAAAGAATCTACTAGCAATTCAAGATTGCGAACAATCAATTTAAGTTTGTCTTTGTCCATAAAATGATATTCTTTCAATTCATTTTATCATAAAAAAAGGAGGGTGTAAACCCTCCCAATTCTATTTGAATAAAAATTGAATATAAAGAGACAATAAAACAAGTACAACCGCAGATCCTGCGGCAATTTGTAATACTGCGAACATTACTTTGCTCCAACGAGTTGTGCTAATTGTGCTTGATAACGACGCTCTTCTTTTTGTTTTTGTTCTTTAATGAGTTGTAGAAAGTTAAGTTTCTTCATCACTTGTGCCCCTCCTTTACAAACTTAACTCCACGATATGTTTCATTATATTGTTGAGGCTGTTGCATCATTTGCTGTTGGTATTCGATACGCTTTTGCGTATCATATTCGACACCACGATATACGACTTTAGACATTAGGTTGCTCCTTTACTTGGTTAGGGTATTGGTGCGTTCCTTCAGTTTCCCTACTTCCGTTCGCCATTTGAAAATAGCGAATGAACGTATAATATATTAGATACTTTTTTTGTAACTTTTGTTACCGTTCTATGTAACTCAGAGTATGATTCTGAGCATAGAGTTGTTGAATGATTATATCACATCCTATTTTTGGGTTACATTCCCCACAAGTATAAACGTCCACCGCTGCCTTGCCTTCCTCAGGCCATGTGTGAATACTGATATGACTTTCTGACAATAGACAAATAACGGTGACTCCTTGCGGTTCAAACTTTTTTGAGATGGTTTGAACGACAGTGGCTCCACTAGCAGCCGCAGCATTTTCCAATAAATCTATAAGGCAACGTTCATCATCTAAAAGCATGAATGAACAACCATATAAGTTTAGTAGATAATGCTTACCCATCGTCGTCTAATTCTTTAAGTAAATTATTTACCAGAGTTTCCGTCCCATCCATAGTTTTAATTTTAAAAAGACTAGATCTTTGATATCGTTTAATTTTTTTATAAACTTTCAAAACTTCTTGAAGTTTATCTTTATCAATTGATACTTCAATTTTCTCTTCACTGAAACCTGAACTCATTTTTTTGTTTTCTCCGTTTTAGCTTGCCACAATTTGGGATTTACTCTCCCATCAGTCCATCGTATATTCTGCAATCCTTCACGATATTTATCCCAATACATATCAAAGATATCAACCTGTTTGTTACAAATTACAATATCATAAAAAGTTTCCTCTTCAGAAATATATGTAACAAGATAAGAGTTTAAAGGCAGCGATTTATCTTTCGCTGCCGACTTTTCACATTTCTGATGAAGAACCAAACACATCAGGAACGACCTCCCCATTGAATATCGGGGTAAGCTTCTGAGACAAGATCTTTCGTAATTTTATATTTAGATTGCAATTGCTTATCTTTTACAAGACAAAGAACTTCTGCTTCGTCGGGATGAAGACCTTCGAGAATCTGAATGAAAATTGTTTCTCTACGGATACTTGGCAGAGTGTCATTACCACCTTTTACAAAATTGTAAAAGTGCTTGAACTCTCGTCTCAATGATGAGTGGTCAGTTCCTAATGGACTTTCATTTGGTTTAAAAGGAACTTCTCCTGATGGGAGAACAGAAATAACAGAATCATCAAAGTTCCAAATGAGTAGCGATTTCAACGCATCGTTCTCATACTCTTTCAGAACTTCAACTTTTTTTGCATTAGTTTTTTGCTTTGAAGCGAGATCTAGGATCTCATTCATAAATGGATTGGGCGGAAGTTTAACTTCAGTTTCAGTCGTCTTCCTCGTCTTCGTCGTAGTCATAATCGTTTTCAAATCTCACAGCTAAAATTTCATCGGGAATGATGTTTCCATTTGAATCAAACATCTCTGGGTGCGTATACACTGGCGAAGTTTGATAAAAATGTTCCTTTGCCATCCATCCTATTACACCACCAACAAAAAAGAACATGATTGAAACTAATGTGCCGATGGTAAGTGTTACTGCTAACATTTTAGTTCTCCAGAGAGTTATTTGTTTCTTACATCAAAGTGAAACTCAATGTAGAAATGATACTCTCTGCGGAAAAGAGAAATCATTTTACCAAATTTCACTTGAAAAGTTTTTGGCTTTGATGATCTCTTCCTCCTATTTCGTAGTAGTAACTCAACACCCCGATTAATTTGGGGTTCATTTCTATTTAGTTTGCTTTTTGCGTCGCCCGCGTCTCTTGTCATGATTATACTTCCAAGCATCTTCTAAGATGCCATACAAATATTCTTTGATTTTTCTTGCCATTGGTTTTGGAATGTGTCCATAGGCTTCACGAAGTTGTTTGTGCATTTCATCAGCACCACCTTCAAGATAAGATTCAAGTTCCATTATAAGCTCATTGAGTTGCTGAGCAGTTGTGCTCTCAATAAATTCCTCAACTTCTACCTTTTTAGTTCCGCGAATTTTAAGATAGTCATAGAACTTCATTACAAATTGACCATTGAATGCATAATCAATTGCTTTTTCTATGTCAGAATAAATTTCCTGAATGTTATTTTCCATTAAACCAGATTCTGCTCCTTCAGATATTGAACCGTATCGGTGCATCCACCGATGTGTTGATTATTTACAATCACTTGAGGAAAAGTAGATCCTTCTCCAAACTCCGCATAGAATTCTTCACGAGTGAAATCAGTATTCAGTTTGTATATGACATATTGCAACTCAGCCAATTGTAACACCTGCTGCACTTTTGTGCAATATGGACATCCGTCTTTTGAGTAAACTGTAAACTTCATATCTGTTTATAAACTGAAAAATATTTAGAGAAAATAAAAGGAGGGTTATCCCCTCCCAGTATATCACAGGGCATTGCCTCTGGGCAATACTTCTTCTGGGAATACAAAGTTCTCATGAGGTTGGTCTACTGGTGCCATCCAAGCACGAAGGCCTTCATTCAAGAGAATGTTCTTGGTGTAGAAGGTTTCAAACTCAGGATCCTCTGCCGCTCTGATTTCTTGTGAAACAAAATCATAAGCTCTAAGGTTAAGTGCAAGACCAATAATACCAATGCTACTGGTCCAAAGACCCATAACAGGAACAAACAACATAAAGAAATGAAGCCAACGCTTATTGCTGAATGCAATTCCGAAAATCTGAGACCAGAATCTGTTGGCAGTGACCATCGAATAGGTCTCTTCTTCTTGTGTAGGTTCAAATGCCTTGAATGTATTTGCTTGGTCACCATCTTCAAATAGAGTGTTTTCTACTGTTGCTCCATGAATCGCACAGAGTAGTGCTCCTCCAAGTATACCAGCAACTCCCATCATATGGAAGGGGTTGAGTGTCCAGTTGTGGAAACCCTGAAGGAATAGAAGGAACCTGAAGATCGCTGCTACACCAAAGGAGGGAGCGAAAAACCAACTGGATTGTCCCAGTGGATACATCAGGAATACAGAAACAAATACTGCAATAGGACCAGAGAATGCGATTGCATTGTAAGGACGGATTCCGACCAAACGAGCAATCTCAAACTGACGCAACATGAAACCTATAAGAGCGAAGGCTCCGTGAAGTGCCACAAAAGTCCAGAGTCCCCCAAGTTGGCACCAGCGGACGAAATCCCCTTGAGCCTCAGGACCCCAGAGAAGAAGAAGAGAATGACCCATAGAATCTGCTGGAGTACTAACTGCCGCAGTAAGAAAGTTTGCACCCTCAAGATAGGAGGATACAATCCCATGAGTGTACCAACTCGTAACGAAACTTGTCCCAGTAAGCCAACCACCAAGAGCAAGATAAGCTGTGGGAAAAAGAAGAAGTCCAGACCAGCCAACAAAAACGAAACGATCTCTTTTAAGCCAGTCATCGAGTACATCGAACCATCCTCTTTGTGAAATTGGTTGTGAAAGTGTTGAAGAAGTCATAACCTCCAATCGTATTTCTCATATTTAGTTTACAATACTTTACAATAAAAGTCAATGAGTATTAGTGCTCAAATATTGAACTGCTCTCATCAGACCATCAATGTTATCTCCTAAATTTCCTATAGCAGTATTACATTGATAGCACAACCATCCTCTAAATTTTCCAGTTTCATGGCAATGATCAAATATTAGTTTCTGATCTGCCTTACCGCAATTATCACAAGGAGTTCCTAATGGTGGTCTTTTCATTCCACTCTGCTCCATTAGTTTTTTTGCAGCAGAAGAATGAGCTTTACCACCAACTCTTCTACATTTTTTACATTCACTTCTATATCTTACTGGATAAATTTTTCCATTAATAATTTTCTCATTGGAGCATTTATGAAATTCTGATAATGGTTTTTTAATACCACAAATTCTACATTCTTTAATCATTGATTTAAATACTCAATCATTTTTTGAAGTGTGTTTATATTATCTCCCACAAGACCCAGTGCGGTGTTGCAGTTATGACAAAGTAGTTTTCTAACCTTACCAGTGGTGTGACAATGATCTACAACAAAGTAATCACTATTATGTCTTCCACCAGGTTCTGTTGTATTGCAAATAGCACACTGGTTATTTTGCTCCACAATCATTACCTCATAATCTTGTTGAGTAATGCCATACATTCTTTTAAGTGCTTGCTCTCTTTTTACAATAGATGGAGTTGCAGATACTCTCATTTTAGTGCATTCTTTACAATGATTATGTCTTGTATTTGGTGACTGTTTTCCACCCCTTTTATAAAACTCTGTGATTTCTTTGGTTACACCACACTTGGTGCAGGTTTTGCTTCCAGTAGTTTGAGTTGGTCTTGCCATTCGTGTATTATATTCGTGTATTATTATATATTAAAAAAGGGACTTTTGCAAGTCCCCCTTTTGATATTATTCAGTTTTTATTTTATCAACCGATGGTTGGAGCAGTCAGAGCAACAGGAGTTGACTCGGCAGCCGCCAGGTCCAGAGGAAAATTGTGAGCATTCCTTTCGTGCATTACCTCCATCCCGAGTCCAGCACGGTTCAGTACATCTGCCCAAGTGTTGAGCACACGACCCTGAGAATCAATGATGGACTGGTTGAAGTTGAAACCGTTCAGGTTGAAGGCCATCGTGGAAACACCAAGAGCGGTGAACCAGATACCAACTACAGGCCATGCAGCGAGGAAGAAGTGCAGAGAACGGGAGTTGTTGAACGAAGCATATTGGAAGATCAGTCGTCCAAAGTATCCGTGGGCGGCAACGATGTTATAGGTCTCTTCTTCTTGTCCAAACTTGTAACCATAGTTCTGAGACTCTTGCTCTGTTGTCTCGCGGACAAGGGAAGACGTAACCAGACTTCCGTGCATAGCACTAAAGAGAGAGCCACCAAATACCCCAGCAACCCCAAGCATATGGAACGGATGCATAAGGATATTGTGTTCTGCTTGGAAGACGAGCATGTAGTTAAACGTGCCTGAGATTCCAAGAGGCATTGCATCAGAGAAGGAACCTTGACCGAAAGGATAAACAAGGAACACCGCAGAAGCAGCAGCAACAGGAGCGGAGTAAGCAACACAGATCCAAGGACGCATCCCAAGACGATAAGAAAGTTCCCATTCACGACCCATATAAGCGTAGATACCGATAAGGAAGTGGAACACTACCAGTTGGAAGGGACCACCGTTGTAAAGCCACTCATCTAGGGAAGCAGCTTCCCAGATGGGGTAAAAGTGCAGTCCAATTGCATTGGACGAAGGAATCACAGCACCAGAGATGATGTTGTTTCCGTACATGAGTGAACCAGCAACGGGTTCACGAATACCATCAATGTCCACGGGTGGGGCAGCGATGAAGGCAACGATGAAGCAGATAGTAGCTGCAAGCAGGCAAGGAATCATCAGAACGCCGAACCAACCGACATAAAGACGATTATCGGTTGAGGTGACCCACTGACAGAACTGTTCCCAAGTATTCGATTGTGTTTGTTGACGCGAAAGTGTAGCAGTCATTTTCGTTAAAGGGTAAGAAAGATCCAGGGGGAACTGGATAATACGGTATTCCCCACACCACCCTCCAGTGTGGGTATGAGAGACGTAATTTATCCTCCCATAGGTCTCGGTTAACGGGAGTCTTAAGAAACGTTACATTCCTTAATCTTTATTTATCATAACATTGTCAGGAAATCCTGTCAAGAGCCAATCATGTGTTCTTTGAGTTCGTTGATTTGCCCCTGCTGATGCTTGATACATTCTATCAGAAGGCCGATTAAACCGTTGTAGTTTACAACCTTGTGGGATCCCATGTTGTTTACAAGTTCTGGCAATACCTTTTCAACGTCTTGTGCGATAACACCAACAGATGCCTTTTCGTTTTCAATCCAATTAAATGTAACACCATTAATCTCAAATAACTTGCTGATTGGATTTTCTATGGTTTGTATATTTGTTTTTAAATTAATATCCGATGATGAGTTGAAATCGGTTGCGGTTATAATTCCAGAAACTTTAACATTTCCTGTAACATCCAATGCTGATGTTGGTGCTGTTGATTTAATTCCAACACTTGATGTTGTAGTAATACCTGTTTCACCTGTGGTCCACTGAGAAGAAGTTCCTCCTCCGCCACTAGCAGTTGCACTAATTGTGGCAATCCCAGAAAATTGAGTGATAGTAACATTTGCACCAGCATTCAATGAAGTAATGACACCGGTTAATGATGAACCAGAACCAAAGAACCTAGATGCAGTAACTACACCAGAAGCATTGACCCCAGTTGGAGCAATATTACCGAATGTAATTGTTTGATTTGATGTAGTTCCCACACCAACAAATACATTATCAACAACCGTAACTAGGCGACCAAACTGCCCAAGTTCTCTATTATTAGCCATCTATAGTTTTTTAGATATTTATGAAAGCAGAAATATAAATACATCGTCAGCCCTATTCCAGATGCCAAGAGAGTGGAATACTCCAATTCGAGAACCTTGGAATCCTGTCATTAAAAAGTGTCTTGATGCAATTGATGAGCACATCAAGAACTACACAAAAACAGGTGATGAGTGGCACTTATCACAAGCAGAAATATTAAGAAAGTATGTAAAAGACTTGAAGGTTTGGATTCATAAGCAAGAAGGACGTTAAGACATCCAGAGTTTTCCTTCTGCTTTTCTTCTACGAGCAAGACCCGCTTCTACGTTTGAACCAGGATTACGGTAAAGATATAATGCATCAGGAACTTTAACCCACTCTTTGTTTTTAAGAACCTTGGTTATGGTATTGAAATTGGAAGAACCATAAAAGGCCGCCCCCAAATTATAGGCAAAACTAAGAAGTGCTCCCTGTTGATTTTCATTCATTTCATTCCAATAAGGTATCTTAGATAAAGCAGGAATAAACTCTTTCTTAATTTGATTCATTAAAAGGTCATCAGCAACCATTTGAGAAATTTTGTCACCAAGTTTAAATGGTTTTCCGTTGAAGTCTCTAGTGCTACCCCATCCTATGGTAATAGGTAGACCACCAGTAAGAGGATCTGGGTATGCTGATAAATGGCATCCTTCAAACTCCTTGATCAATTTAATACCAACTAACGGCACACTGTTAATTGGCGATGTTACTTTTTTGCGTCAAAAATTCTCCCCCACCCGTCATTACCTTTAGGACACCATCTACGAACAAGATCAGAACGCTTATAGATAGCACCCTTACCATTTGTTACAGGTCCAGTATAACCATCATTCAGGCTACCATACGGATCATTAACCACATAGTCTTCACCTTTCTTGCCGATGACTACAACCATGTGCCCGCCAGTAGGAGCAGATAAAGAACCGCGATGAAGGATACCAATAACAACAGGTTTTCCAGCAGCAAGATTCTTATCAAGGTCATTAAAAGAAAGATTGTAACTAAAGTGTGACTTAATACCATAAGACGCAAGAACTTTGGTCTGAACTGTATGATCAGTTGTGTCACCAACTGCAAAGACTTTTTGAACGTAAGCATCATCTCCTTTAGGGCCTACTAAAGTTCCTGGTTTAAAGTATTCTAAACACATCGCACATGCAGATGAATTACAGGTTCTTTGAGCATCTCTGTAATTGTCTGTTTGAGGAAAAAACGGAACAGTTAAAATTCCTGGAACTTTTGGTGCTTCTACTTTGCTTCTAAAAATCTTTACCCAATTTGCATTATCATCAAGCAAATCTGATGCTTTTACGAGAAGATCTTTTTCAAATTGCTCAACTGCCGCAACATGCTTTGGATTCTTTTCATCAAAATGCTTAAAGAAGTTATGAAGATCGAATGTCATTGACCTTGCCGAAACGCAAAGATATTTATAAAAAAAGCGCCCTTTCGGACGCTTCATATTTTAGGCAGTAGCACCAACTTTTACAGTTGATTTGACATATTCTAAAACATTTTCAGGTGTCGATACTTCATATGGGTCTGTGTCCGCATTGTCACGCAGACCGTCCTCCACGAATACCTTTTCGATGATTCGATCATCCACGACCATAGCATAACGCCAAGACCGATCACCGAAACCAAGGTTAGACTTGTTGACAAGATATCCCATGGAACGTGTGAAGTAAGCATTGCCGTCTGGAATGAGTTTGACTTTCTCAATGTTCTGGTCCTGGGCCCAGGCATTCATCACAAACCCATCATTAACAGAGATGCAATAGATTTCATCAATACCAAGTGCTTTGAATTCTTCATACTTCTCTTCAAATCCAGGCAGTTGATAAGCAGAGCAAGTAGGAGTGAAAGCACCGGGCAAACTGAAAATAATCACCCGCTTACCATCGAAAAGATCATAAGAAGTGCGAGTTACAAATTCACCGTTCTCACGAAATTTAAATTCAACTTGAGGAATTTGATAATTCTCTTTACGCATAGTCACTTCCATCAAAATACACCAGGAATTACTTGTCCAGTGGTAAGATATGCGCCAACAGCGGCAACAAATCCAAGCATAGCCAGGCGTCCATTCCAACGCTCAGCAAATTCGGTAAAAATTTTGTCCATTTCAGAATACTCCAAAGAAAAAGTTTCCAGTTGCAACATAAGATACAAGACCAGCAACGAATCCCATCATGGCCCATCGACCATTGGTACGTTCCTTAACTTGATTTGGCGTCAACATGCCATAGTTTTCATAATACATTGTGGGCTCTTTTGCCCACATATTTTGTTGACCACGCTCATTAGTAGTTACAGTCATCGTGTTTTGTAAAGAACTGTTGCACAATTATATAGCAAATATAAAGGGGAGTCAAGCTCCCCTCGTATTATTGGATACTTAATTTTTCAGGAAATCAGAACTTGAATCCAAGACCAGTGGTAAACACAGGCGAGTAAGTTCCGTTGGTAGCACCATAGCTATTAGCGGCATTGGTGGTAGGGAACTTCAGGTCAGCAAAACCAACCAGTGAGTTGGTCAGACGACCTTCAACACCAAGAGCAAGCACGAATTGACCACGATTACCAACAGCGGACTGATAGTTAGCAGCAGTATCATTCACGAAAGGAATCTGATAACCAGCACCAGCATACACATTGGCACGGCTCACGCCAGACTTAGCACGGGAAACGCTCCAATCATAGGAAACAAGGGCGCCGCCGCCTGCACCTACCTGACCAGCAGGAGTGCCTACAAAGTTGGCATAAGGACGAACCGAAACAGCATTTTGGTTTTTGAAGTTCTTCACAGCATAACGTGCCTGAACCGTAGCACCAGCAACAGTGCGTTGAGCACCATAACCATTACCAGCAACACCTTGCTGATTGAGAAGCACACCAGCTCCCAGATAGTTACCAACGCCCTGTGCCTTTTGGGCAGCGGCAAGTTCAAGAGCACTTACACGAGTATTGGTAGCAGCAATCTCTTTGGAAAACTCTGCACGAAGAGCAGCAGCAAGAGCAGCATCAGCAGCACTTTGATACTCACTAATGCGATCAAGACAAGCATTAGTCAGAGCAGCAAGTTCTGCACGAGTCGCAGGTTGGCCAGGACGGAAGGTGCCATTAGGGTAACCAGCAACACAACCGTAACGCTCTACCAGATTAGTGATTGCTTGATAAGACCACTGGGTAGGTTGAACATCACGCAGTTGTGAAACACTGGTGACTTGTGCCATGGCAGGAGCAACTGCAGTAGTAGCAACAGTGGCGGCGGCAATAAAAGAACGAATCATAATAGATAATTGGTTTTAGATCTAAACGACATTTTGTGTTAAGAATTACAACAGAATCCTTAAGTACTTATTTATTGTAATCGATAACTCTTTGGATGTCAAGCACTTTGATGTGCTGAATTTTCCACAACCCTTCCAAGATAAGGATCATAATCCATAAGTTCCTCAATCTTTAATTCAGCTCCACGCTGACTCCAGAAATTAAGAAGTCCGTCATGATTACCCTTATGGAATGCATCAATATGTTCTGGATGAATCGACGATCCAAGTTCAATCTTATAAAGAAGAAGAGGAATACTATAAGTATTGCCCGAATTATAGATAAGATCATCTGCAACAGGACGTGGTTTGCATCCATTATCAAGTTTATACTTTTCTCCCCGAACATGATGCTTCATTAACTTTTCCGCATGATGGCGAGTAATCATATAACAAGCGGTAGAAAAATCATTCACAAAACGCTTGTGCAATTTGACATGAAGATCTCCAGTACAAATAATTGCAATCTGCACAACATCCCAATCATAAGGAATACGTCCATAGAAATCACTCCAGGTAAAATTCCAGAACCGCACAAGATCCAAATTGCAATCATCTTCCATCATGATAGCATAGGGGCTATCAGACGTTTCAAGCCAATGTTTAATTGCTTTTAGATGTGATGTGGTACATCCAATTTCACCAGAAGTCATCATCTCTGGATAGCGACCAGAAATAATATCACTCAGATCATCTTCTCTACCATCGTATGCGGAGATTCGAGTATAATTTTCAATCTCCCAGTACTTGAATTGATCCTCCATATATTGCCATCTATCTGGTTGCCCATCAAGATTGATGCAATAGATTGGACCAATATTTTTTAATTTAAAAGTTGATTTATTTCTATCCATTAGACTTGATATACGGCTCCATGTTGATAAGTAAAACCTGTGACTGGTTGAATGTTTTCTTGTGGCATGAAAAGGTTGACTCCTAAGAATTTAATAGGAGCATCACCCCATCTTTTGGTGTAGATTCCACCATGCTCATCGATCTTATTATAAAATTCCATGTAGGGACTTGTCAAGAACCAGTTCACATTCCCCAATTCAAAATTAGTGTAGAACATCATACCCTCAGGTATATTATTTGGGTATAAGTCATTCGTAAATTCCCACAGTCCTTCGATTACTTTGGGATTGTCGGTTTGAACAGCAGGAGCGATAAAACCGTAATAACAATGATTACTTTCAGCCCAATCAAAAATATCATAATTCAATGGAGTATGTATAAAAGAATCTGTATCCAATCTAAGATAATAATTATAATTTCTTATAATACTTTGGTTGTACATTTCTCCGGAGAAAAATCTACACATGTGGCGATACCCCATAGAAAATCCTGGATGTCCCCAAGCAACAGGGCCATTTCCATGAGTTGGGTGTGGGAAAAATTCTGGTATGTGACGTGCAATTTCATTTGGATATTCTGGCACATCAAATTGAACTAGATTGTACTTAAGGTTTAAATTCGTTTGAACCTTTTCTACATACGGAAAAAATGAATCTTCTACAAAAACAATTACATCTGCAGAAGTAAACTTAAGTACATTCTCTTCAAGAAGTGCAAGAGACTTATTGAACATTTCAACATCTTCATCAGAAGATCTGACAAGATAGATTATACAGTTCATAACATTTGCCACTCTTTATAGGGTATCATGTTTGGGCTATGCGTACCAATAAAAGATTCTGGATAAAATACTTTTGAGTTTGGTTGATTTGGATCTAAGAAGGCGGACCAAAAACTAAACGTTGATACATGCAAAATATGGTACTCACATTCTACCATCTTTCGCAACGATTGAAAAGCATCTCCATCAAATATTTCGAAATGCATATCAAATTTTTCTCTGAACCATGCAAGTTTATGTCTTGCTTTGTTATTATCATCAGCAAAAATATAAACTTTACTTCTTGAAGGAATTTTTTCAAATACTTTTACATAGAATTGATCATCAACATATCCATTGACATGATCATCGGCAGGACGAGTACAAAATCTCAGATGCAATGAGACTGTTTCCGATACAGAATCTTTATTGATACTAAGAACATTTCGAACATCATCTAGATTTTCTACAGAACCAAATCTAAACATATCATTGATAACAAATTTTGTATCAAAAGTTGCAGAAAGATTTCCCTGCCAGTTTAGATTTGGAAAATACTTTCTCATATCACCATGACTTCCATCATGGCCGCCAAGAAGTCTATCTGAATTATATGATGAAGGATATAAGTTACCACCATTCCATAGATCCCATGTACCAAACTTTGGTTCTGGTAGATTAAACTTTTTGCAGAATGAAATGACTTCTGCCATCTGAAACAGATTATTTCCCAATCCACCGTGCAATGTTGTACTGATTGTCCAATCGTTAAAGTTGACAGGCATTGAAACTGCTTTTGATGTACTATCAATACTTACGTCAATCCCAATCCATCCTAAACAACACAATTGATATTCAGTATTACCAAAAAACTCTGGAGCATCAACAATCAAAAAGTTTTTTGGATACTGCTCTTGCAACTCATTTGCAATCCGATAATATTCATCCCAGTATCTTTCTGTGGCATGAAACTCATCTCTAGAATCACTATAATCTGGGAACTGACTCACAGCATATCGGTTATGACCAAATCCGATTGTCCTATCCTTTACATAACAAGGATTTCTATACGCCCACGATGTAGCCAAGGACTTGATAGAGTGTTCTCTTCTACCACGTAAACAGAAGAACTTCATGTCGGGATAAAACTCCAGAAACTCTGGAACATATTTCAAATATGAATGTGTGATGTTTGGAATAACCCAACCATCTTGATCATAATCAAAGTGAAAAGATACTCTACGAGTTCTTTCTTCTTTTGAAAGACTTTCAGAATCCCAAATCAATCCATTCTCATCACTCCAAGTTTCAAAACTATTTTGATACTTCGGACCACCACCTTTATATTTGATTGGAATATGATTTCTTAGCAGATAATTAGCACGAAGAAAACCACATCCACCAGATCCAATAATATGAAAATTACTCATAAGCAATTCCCCTCAACTCATACTCCCAACGAACATCCATATTCATTCTTGGTTTACCATCTGCTTCAATAATCTGTCCAACAAAAATACCATACTCCATTGGTTCGTGTTCAGGAAAAGGCCTATTGTCCTGACCTGCAGGATAAATTAAAGCAAGTTGTCGTTTGACATCTCCAGTAATATATGGAATCAATCCGACACCATATGCTTGATCATGAGGAACATGGTCTCCTGGTTGTGTCGTTGGTTGCCCAGATGGTTGATTGTGAGACCAATGATCATGGCATACATGGTCATGAATAATCATAGGCCAAACATGGTTTTGCAAAACAGTTTGATCATCATCTCTATTGTTCTGTGCTTGAACATCAAGATTTAATTTACCATATCTTTGGTGATAAAGAGTATTATTAATACCAAACATTCCTGCCATGATTGAGTAACCATGATTATGACAGTCTCTCATAAGATGGCAGGTCTTATCCGTTGTCAACCATTCATCTACAGCTCTACGCTCTCTCCAAGATAATCGACTATCACAATCTCGACTAATCCACGCATCAATAGTATCATCCAGAAAAGGAAGAAATCTCCAATTCAATGCATCATAGGCACTGTATCTTTGACGAAGATAAACTTCAGCATCATAATCTTTAAGTCTCCAAGTATACTCTTCAGGAGTATCCAGATCAACATAAAATCTTGCTGTCCAATCTGGATAGATTTCCTTTGCAAGTCTTGCGTTCTCTACCGCACCTTCACAATAAAGTGGATTGGAACCAAAAAGACTAAACGTTATCAGGCGCATACCAAGTTCCATAATAACAATCAGCCCCATGAAATCCTGGGTTGCTTCCTCCCTTATAAATTTTACCAAAGTCACCTAAAACTTCAGTAAAGGTTTCCTTAGTGATGAAGTGTGGATGTGCTTCATCAGTCGCACTTCCAATACTTTCAAAAACTCGAATTACTTTTGATGTTTTCTTTGCAAGTTCGAGTTGTTCTTGGGGATCAAGCACATGCTGAACAACATTGAAGAACCAAGTCTCATCAATCTGCTCATCAATTTCCAGATCTTCATATGGCGCTGCGATAATTTCTACACCAATCGCTTCATAATCCTGACGGATTTCTGCAGGCCAGCGATCAATCAACGGTTCAATAATAATTCCTCTTTTGAAATTGCCTTCAGTCAAAAGAATAGATCCTCTTGGACCTGCACCAACTTCAACAACAACTTTGTCTTTGAAATCTTCTTTGTAGTCAAATTCCAAATACTTAGCAATGCACTCAGAAGCATATCCATATGCTTCACGACTTAAATCTTGGTGATGTGAAAATTCTGTAGTCTGTGCCACAGCCCACCTATCCATATCAATTCGCATAAGGCAACTCTCGATGTTCAACAATTCTTCTGGTATTTATTAGATCTTTATGACGCTCATAAAAGATCTTGCTGTTTTTATGATGTGCTTTTAAAAGCCATGGAGCGGGGGATCCAGTTTCCACTCGTGTTCCACCCCAGCAATCATCACTCTCATAATCAATCCAATATGCACCTACGACTTTTCCAAGTTGTTTGTACGCACGATAACAAAGATCATGATCATCCATATCTTGTGGTTCAAATGCCTCATCAAGATAATCCAATTTCTTAAGATCATCATGATCAATCATCAACGGTCCACGATTTACGGAACATCTGACGGCAAATACATCACGAGGTAACGCATGTTTGCGATCAGCATGATCAACATGATTGACAATATCGCACCAACAATTATCAAGATTCTCTTCCATTCCCAAATGCTGTGAGTCTGGATTGAATACCCAATTGTGTGCAGTTCTGGAGGTCACCGCAAACACATCATCGAAAGCTCTGAATGGTTTTTCCAATCTTTTGTTCCAATCTTGCTCCTTGATAATCATATCATCTTGAACGATAATGATCTTATCTCCCTCAGCATTTTTCATGCCAAGATTATTTGCTTTTGTTTCAAAAACATTTGGAGCATGAAGAAATTTTCTTTTAACTGGAGTACCACTCAAAGAATCCCAAATAATTTTTTCAGAATTATCTGTACAACCATCAATCACCACGATTAATTCATAAGGTTCTGCTGTGTATTTGTAGATGCCTTCAATGACTCTTTCAATCAACCAGTCTTTATTATGGACTGTAAGAACAATACTATGCATTTTCTTTAATTGCATTTAGGAACTGATCAATTTGGCGACCGTATCCTACACCACCACGCTCATACCAATAGTCATAATCACATTCAATATAATTACGGAACTCTGGGCCTCCAACGGTCAAACCATCTCGAATTGCAAGATTAGTCAGAATACTTTGATCATTTCTATGTGCCTCAAAGCCCTCCAGTTCCTCACCTTCTGTACTTGGATCATTATTAATAATCCGAGGATCTAAACAATATTTCTGCCACTCCGCAATCACTTCTCTTGTTTTGTCAGTGACTTTCCAGACCATGAAACCACATTCAAGTTGTCTTTCATTCCAGTAGTCTTCTTCATCGCAGTCCATCAGAACAAAACAATCTCGCTTAGTATATTGACCATTCATATTATTGCTGATAAGCAACATTGAAATGTCATCAGTATTGTCCATTTCCTTTTCAACATATAGTCTCAACCCAGGAGAGAACATATCACCACAATCACAGTAGAGAATATAATCTCCATCTACAGCATGTTCCATTGCCTGAGAAATGACATAGGGTTTCCATGCCCACCATCCAGCTCCAATAGGAGCATCAAGCAGTTCCTTATTTTCTGCATAGAAGTCTGTGGTTTCTAACCACTCACGATTGTATGTATGATGACAAAATTCTTCCTCATGAATTTCATGAAGATACTTTTGTTTATCCAAAAACTTTTCGTTTGCAAATGTTACCAAATGCCAAGTCATTTCAGTCTCTCCTTAACGTAATCTTGATTCTCGTAGTATTCAATCAGTTGTTCTTTTGAAAGTGTTTTTAAGTACTCCCACAGTGCATTGTTGTTTTGCATATGTGGATTGTGGAACCAAGAGTTTTGAGTTCTTTGATGTTCCAGATGATAAGCGTGATTAGCTACCCTACCAATATTATACCCTAAAGTTTGCCATCTGTGATGCCTTTCAATGTCTTCTGGAGCATAAGCGATGAATCCCTCATTTTCCAAATATCCATCAATGTAAACTTGACGATTGAAGAACTGAACCATACCATATTCAGCCCATCCTTCTCCTTGATTACTTGGATAGTAGAAGAAACGATCATCAAAACATGTTGAATCATATTCTTTGATGAACCGCGATACAAATTCCCCACCCTCAAAGTTATCCATGTCATCTTGAGTTTCAATCGTAAACCCAAGGTTTACTTTACGCTCACCATGATTACCATAGCGATATGGATATACTAAGTCATACTCACCTTGAAGCATTTCTACAGCCTTAGTATAAGTATCGAGTGGAAGAACAAGATCTGTATCATAGTTCACTACAATATCACACTTAGAACTCATGATCATATCATTAAGAACTTTTGTACGATGAAATGAATCGTCCGTTCTAGTTTCTTCTTCAAAGATGAAGTTAAGATTTGCAGTATCTACCAATCGTTTAATGATTGGTAGAGCATATGTTTCAAACCTACGCTCAGAATCTACTTCTTTAATCGTTACAGTACAATCAAAGTGGTGCAAAAGATATGAAGTACTAAGAATTACATTCCTTAAACGATCTCCAGTATCAATTCTTAGTGGGACAATAAAGTCCACAGTTTTTAAATCAGTTTTCATTTACCATTCTCCATTCTTCAGGAAACAAATCCTTGGTTGATTTATTTGCATTATTGGGTCCAAACCATTTTGATGGATAAACAACCACCTTATCCTTTATATTGGATAACCATGCGCCCCACCATGAGAATGTAGAGTTGGCAATAATAAAATCAGAACACATTGACATCAAACACAAGTCAACATAAGAACTGCCACTTTCACATACGGAAAATCTATCAGATGCAAACAGTTCTTGCTCCTTACACCAAGTAGGATCATCCGAAAAGATAACTACGTTCTGATCATCGGGAAATTGTTTCAATGCATTTTCATAATATTTCATAGAAAGATTATGATGATTTAAATTATTGATCAGAAAATCACCTCGACGAATATGAAGTGCAATGGATCCTTGCATTTGTGGTCTATGAGGCTCGCATGATTCTAGATATTCTGGTTTGAATGTAAATTCATTTCTGATTACATCTTCAATATGTTTGAAATATTTTTCGGTCTGAAAATATCCAACAATGGTAACATTGTCTGGACAGTTCTCAAGAATATCTTCATCAAAATGAAAATCTACTTCAGATCTTACACCGTCAGCTAATAGATATCCAGTTTGTTCTGGACGAATGTCAAACACATCAAATAATTCAATCCTCAGGATATTGCCTAGAGAATCTTTAATCTTTTCATTGTGGTCTGGAATGGTATAACCATATCCACGTTTAGCAGCAATGCCCCTGAGAGCAGCGTATTGGAACATCTGGTTTCCCAGTTGCCCCATCCTACCAAGATAATTTAATCCAATCATCGGGAAGTAAATCTTTAGTGTCGTTATCTTTTAAAAGTTCTGGACCAAACCAAGGATCTGGTGCAATCACGGGATTTGTACGATTCTTTTGTAACCATGCACCCCACCAACTTAATGTGCTGGGAGAAATAATCGCACCGTTACAAAAACTCATCAAACATAGATCAGTATAGGGGATAAAAGAGTTTCTGTAAACCCCATCGCCTTCCATACACTTATGAGAATATTGCTGTACGCTTTCGTTAATTAAGAACCTTTCACCAGAGAAAAATTCTTGCTCCTTACACCAAGCAACATCATCACTGCAAATTAAAACCATTGCATCATCATCGAAATGCTCTAGAGCTTTACGATAATAATCAAATGTAGGAACTGGATGCAGGTGTTCTCTACCAACATTATCACCACGACGAACGTGAAGGAAGATAATCTTCTCAAACTGATCTATAAATTCTTTACACGGATTTTGAATCTCATCAATAAATTCAAAGTCCTCACGAATCTCATCTTCAATATGCTTGAAATATTTTTCGGACTGAAGATAACCATCAAGGTTTGTATTATCAGTAAAAGTTTCAAGCAGATCTTCATCGAAATGAAAATGTGCCTCATCTCTTGTTGGATAAGGTACTTCACCAATGTTCTTAAGATGCTTCAGTTTGAATGGATGATGAATTCCATAGTTGGCAGATCGAGTACCGTCTTCAGGAATACACCACTCATATCCATGCTTAGCCGCGATACCACGGAGGGCAGCATATTGGAAGAGTTGATTGCCAAATCTTCCATTAATACCCAATCGATTATAACCAATCATAATTCAATCCAGAATACTTCTTCATTAGGAATGCCAAAGATAATTCTATCATCACATTGAGATTTTACATGGTCTTCAACAACATAAACTTTATACCCATGGTTTAAAAGATTTAAACACAGACGATATTGTTGACTTTCTGTAATGATATCCGTACCTTCTTTATATGAAACATAATGAAAAGCGAATGGAAGATTGTTCACATTCTTCTTCATGAAATAATTTGTCAGGAAGATTGCATGTTCATCATTAAAGTTATCTGTAGTATAACCAAGATTATAAACAAGACCCATCTTCTTAGCGAAAGCTGCGAACGATCGATTGTCTCTTGGCAGACATGGACCGCCATATCCATAACCATACCTTAGAAACTTTCTTCCTACTCGACTATCATCACCAATAGCACCAAGAACAGTTTCAATCTCGTCTTCCAACCCCGCAAGAGTCATAACTTCGCCGAGCATATTTGCATAACTGATCTTGGTTGTAAGGAAACAATTCGTTGCAAGTTTTACAATCTCCGCTGCTTTTGGAGACATAAAATTAATCTTTGGTTCTGTTACCTGAATGCGATGGTACATCTCAGATAATATATCAAAGACATCATTATCATATCCACCAATCAGAACCATGTCAGCTCTTTGAAGATCTCTAACGATTGTACCTTGTGCGATAAACTCTGGATTGTAAAAAACATTTACACCAGCTTCTTCCAATGCATCTTGGAATAAATCACAATCTCCAGGATTTGTAGTGCAACCAACGATCAAAGTTTTCCCTCGAACAGAAAATTCTGCATTCTTAAAATCTTCAACAACTTGCCATACAGAACTCACATCATAATCCCCACTAGGAAGAGATGGAGTTGCAACAAGTGTAAAAATAAAATCACAATTTTTAATGACTTCAAGATTGTCAGTTACTGCTGTAAAGTTTTTAGCATTATCAAGCAGTTCTGCAACTTCAGGCTCACTAGTCGTGATGACTCTATTGTTCAATCCAATGACGTAATCGTGACGACAATCGGAAACAACAACTTCATAACCTGCTTTCTCTAAAAGCAGAGCAAGGCAGATGCCGAGTCTGCCTGCTCCAATCAGACCAATTTTCATAGTTTAAATGTTGGGATAGGTTCCATTTTATGTTTGTTTTGGGAGTTGAATTTCTGAAGAACTTCAACACCAGGACCAGTTCCGTACTCCATTGCCTCTTCCAGTTGAACATAAGAAGCTCCAAGTTGATCTTCATCTGTTCTACCATCATCCCACAGACCATCTGTGGGCGCAGCATTAATAATACGTTCGTCTACGCCAAAGTGCTTACCAAGTTCCCATACTTCAGTCTTATACAGATCTGCGATAGGAGCAATGTCAACTCCCCCGTCACCATATTTAGTATAGAATCCTACACCATAATCTTCAACCTTGTTGCCAGTACCAACTACAATACCACCAACAGTTGTGGCAACCTGATACAGAGTCACCATACGAAGACGTGAACGACTGTTTGCAAGAGCATGTTTGTCGGCACCAAACTCACGCATAGTGAATTGAAATGTATCAAAAACTCTTGTTAAATCAAACTTTTGAACAACAACATTTTCAAAATTTGATTGCAACCATTCAAGATGTGCATCAGAAAGGTTTTCTTGACCTTCAATTTGATGAATTGGCATTCCTAATGCATAAACTGGAAGACCAGTTTTAGCTGCAAGAGTGGATGATACTGCAGAATCAATACCACCAGAAACACCAATTACAAATGCTTTAATATTAAATTGTTGTGTATAATCTTTCAACCAAGAAACGATACGAGTTTCAAGTTCAGAATAATTTTTGATGCGGTTCATTGTTTTTTCTCAATTTGTGTTTGAATCCATGCATATGTTTTAGCAATACCCTCTTCGAGAGTCATGGAGTAATCCCATCCTAACTTAGAACGGATAAGATCGTTGTTACTATTGCGACCACGAACGCCCAATGGTGCATTTAAAATATGTTCTTTATCAACATATTTGTTTGCTACCTTGGCAGCAGTATCAACAAGTTGATTAATAGTAACCATTTCTTCAGATCCAATATTCACTGGACCCATGAAATCACTATTCATCATTCTACGAGTCGCTTCAATACATTCATCAATGTACAAGAAGGAGCGAGTTTGTAACCCATCACCCCACACCTCGATTGTTCCACCTGCCTCTGGAAGATATGCTACTTTGCGGCAGATTGCTGCAGGAGCTTTTTCACGTCCACCCTCCCAAGTTCCTTCGGGACCAAAGATATTATGGTAGCGAGCGACCCGTACAGGGATGCCATGGTTGCGGTTATAAGCAAAATAAAGACGTTCGCTAAAAAGTTTTTCCCAACCGTACTCCGAATCTGGAGCTGCTGGATATGCAGATTCTTCGCGGCAATCGGGATTATCAGGATCAAGTTGATTATATTCTGGATACATGCAAGCAGAACCAGAATAGAAAATCTTAGTTACATTCTTACCATGTCGCTCGTTCATCTGACGTTGCATTTCAAGAACGTTCAGGTTAATAGAACATGAATTGTGCATAATTTCTGCATCGTTTTCGCCAGTGAAAACAAATCCTGCTCCACCCATATCAGCAGCAAACTGATAGATCTCATCAAATACTTGAATATAACGATAGGGAACAGATTGATAGAAATTACCGTGATCCCCCTTCCATTCAAGAACACGACGAACAAAATCTACATTTCGTAAATCACCAACGACAAATTCGTTTGCTTCTGTTTTTGAATATTCGGGATACTTAAGATCTACGCCGCGAACCCAGTAACCTTCGGCTCGCAGTCTCTTTACCATATGACTTCCAATGAAGCCTCCAGCACCAAGTACAAGTGCCTTCTTAACGTATTGACTCATAAAATTATTAATTGTTCACTCTATATATCATACAGAAAAAGGAGGTTGTTGTCAACCTCCTCGTAACTCAGGCTCGCCACCAATTCTTTGACTGGAAATTGGAAACCAGGCGGGAGAGAGTCCCATCCGCACCACTTGCTCTTGAGAGAAGCAAGAAACTCACAATAGGGTCATACTTGACTCCACCACCTAG